TGTTTGGGAGCGAGGTAAAGATGCTTTTTATATTTTAAATTTACTTACTCCTATTACAAAAAGTTTAAAAAGATTAGATGGCATAGTTAGGCAAGATCAATTGATTACTATGTCTATTAAAGAATCAAACCCAAAGCTTGCTAAAGAAATGAATTTACCCAAAATTAAAAAATGGGAAAAAGAATATTTAAGACGCAACAATATTTCTATTGAGGATTCTAAAAAACTTGCAACTCAAACAGGAACTAAGTGGGAAAAAGGTGATTCAGGTTTAATTTATGCAAACACAGATGAATGGACTGATTTAGAATTACAACAAAGATTTAGAAGATCTTTATCTTCTGGTGTTTTAAATACAATTATGATGGCTACACCTGCTGATCGACCAAGGTTAGCTGATGGCGTTGCTCTTATTCCTATAAGAATAGCAAGACAGTTTGGAATGAAAGAAGATCCAAAGTACAAAGGATTTGCTAGGATTGAAAATGGTTTGTTAAGTTTACCATTTCAGTTTTATGGATACACACTTGCAAACATAAATAAAACTATTGCTGCTTATACAACAGGTCAAATGAAGTCACCATTGTTTGGTACAATGTGGATGATTGGATTAGGTTATCTTGGTCTTGAGCTTAAATCTATGACATCAACAGGAAGTCAAAGAGCTTGGGAAAACTTACCTATGACTGATAAGTTGGCTAGAGCATTTGATTACTCTGGTGTTGCTGCTATTTACACAGATTTCTTTTATCAAAGCATGGCTATGTCAATGGCACTTACTGGTCAAAACTATATGGAGGGTATAGTTCGACCAAAATTTCCTGAAGAAGAAAGTTATTTAAATGCATTAACTGCTGTTGGTGGTGCTGGTCCATCTATACTTCAGCAATATTATGAAGGTATGGCTGAATTGTATGAAGGTAACTATGGAGAAGGTGCTAAAGATCTTATTCGATCATTACCATATATGCGGCTTTGGTTTATTCATGGTTTAGTAAACGATATGACATCAGCATTAGATAATGCAATTGATGATGATGGCGGTTTTGCTGGGTACGGCAGATATTGATTTGTGCGTTGTGACTTTATTTGTTCACTGTTATTTCCATAAAAAAAGAGGTAAAGTATGACGATTAATTTATCAGATAATGATCCCCGTGTATCTTATTCAGTTAATCAAGGCGTTACTCAAACATCTTTTGCTGTTCCATTTGAGTTTTTTGATAATGCTGATCTTAATGTTTATGTTGACGGAACATTAAAAACAATAACAACACATTATACTGTTTCAGGTGGAGACGGCTCAACTGGCACTGTTACTATAAGTGTAACTGGTGCTTCGGGTGGTTCTACTGTTGTTATTACAAGATCAATTGATTTAGATAGAACAACAGATTTTCCATCATCAGGACCATTTAATATTGCTTCATTAAATACAGAACTTGATCGAATGATTGCTATTAATGCAGATCTTCAAGATGAAATTGATAGATCTATAAGTCTACCAGATTTTGACGCTGAACAATCTATGGTGTTGCCTTCAGCTGCTAACAGAGCGTCTAAGATTGTGTCTTTTGATTCTAATGGTGCGTTGCTTGTAGATTCTTCTAGCAATCTTAATTTAGTTTTAGGCACTGTTACTATTGGAACTATTTTAGGCACAAATGATATTGATTTAAAGCCAGCTGGTGGACAGGTAAATATACTAGGAACTGGTGGTGAGCAAAGAATACAATTTAATAATGACGCAACTCCAGAGATTCTTTTTCATCAAAATAGTAATAGTACTCAACTTGGGGTTACTAATCCCACAGGCACACGAACAATTAATTTACCAGACGCTAGTGGTACAATTGCATTAACAAATCAAAATACAATGACTACTACTGGTGATTTTACTGTAGATGCTTCTGGTGATATTGTATTAGATGCAGATGGTGGTGAGATATATTTAAAAGATGCTGGCACAACTAAGTTTACTTTTAGAGTAAGTGCCGCAGGAAATAGAATATTATCTAATGATGGATTAACAATAAAAGCAGATGGGAGTGGGGATATAGCCTTACAACCAGCTGGGGGTCAGGTAAATATTCTTGGTACTGGTGGTGAGCAGCGTATTGATATTAATAACGATGCAACGCCAACAATTAAATATTATCAAAATAGTAATAACTTAACTTTAGCTGTTGATACTCTTGATGGCACTCGAACAATAACCTTACCTAATGCGACTGACACGTTGGTAGGTAAAGCAACAACAGACACACTTACAAACAAAACGCTTACAAGTCCTGTATTAAATACTGGAGTATCTGGAACAGCTATAAAAGACGAGGATGATATGTCCTCAAATTCTGCTTCTCATTTATCAACACAACAGTCAATTAAAGCTTATGTTGATTCACAAGTTGCAACTGTTCCAACTGGAGATATTACTTCAGTAGTTGCTGGAACAGGCTTATCTGGCGGTGGCACAAGTGGTGATGTAACAGTTAATATTGATTCAACAGTAACAACACTTACTGGCTCTCAAACTCTAACTAATAAGACTTTAACTTCTCCAACTTTAACTTCTCCAGTTTTAAATACTGGTGTAAGCGGAACGGCCATAAAAGACGAAGACAACCTTGCTTCGAACAGTGATACACATTTAGCCACTCAGCAATCTATTAAGGCTTACGTTGATGCTCAGGTTGCAGGAGGTGGCGCAGGGAACTTATCTACTGTTCTTGGCATAGGTAACACTACAAGTGGTAATGATATTGTTTTTAGCGCAGGAGATAAAATTAGTAATGCTTCTGGTGATTTTACTCTTGATGTAGCAGGAGATATTATTCTTGATGCTGATGGAGCGCAGCTTAGATTTAAAGATGCGGGAACAGAAATAGGTGTTATTTCCAATTCATCCAATGATTTACAAATAGTATCATCTGTTTCTGATGCTGACATGATATTTCGAGGAAATGATGGTGGTACACCTTTTAACGCCTTAACTCTTGATATGTCTGATGCAGGAACAGCTACATTTAATCACGATATTTTAACTGGTGCAAATGCAAATATAGATATTAGGGATGCTGATGGTCATGTTAGTGGACGCTTGAGAAATGTCTCTGGTAGCAATAACGCACTGACGATTGAAGCTGACCCAGACAACTCTGCTTCTGATACCTTTATAAGTTTTAAAGTAGATACTAGTGAGAAGGTGCGTATTGATAGCTCAGGTCGGGTTGGAATTGGGACGAGTTCGCCTAGCCGTCTGGCTCATCTCTCAGGGTCTGGCGCAAATACACGGTTGCGTGTTGAGAACACCACAGGCTCCAATGTATTTGATATTTATGCAGAGGATGGAGGAAACTCTACACTGAATTATTCAAGCGTTCTTACAATGTCAGAAAGCGGCACAGAACGTATGCGTATTGATAGCTCTGGGAATGTTGGAATCGGCACCTCTTCCCCGACAGGTTCACTTCATATAAGCTCTGCTGCTCCTTCATTTTATATGACTGACACCACAAATAATACTGAAGCTGTTGTATCTACGGATAACGCAGGAAGTGTTATTTTAAATGCAGATTTAAACAATGAAGCGTCATCATCGAATATTAGGTTTGCTGTAGATGGCTCAGAAGCCATGCGTATTGATAGCTCAGGAAACGTTGGAATTGGAACTTCGAGTCCTAACACTCAGCTTGAACTCCATGGAACCACACCCTTTATTCGTTTACAAGATGACCAAGCGTCTGTCGGTACTGGTGCTAATATGGGTGGTATTGAGTTTAGAACCGCTGATAGCACGGTAACTGGTGCAAGCCGTGTTACTGCTAAGATTAGAGTTGAATCAGATGCAACTTTTAACGCATCAGATAAATCTCCTTCTAACATGATATTCTCAACACACGGAACCAGTGGGACTGACCCAGTTGACCGTGTAACTATTGATAGCGCAGGAAATGTTGGGATTGGAACGACTTCTCCAAACGCTTCGTATGGGCTTCATGTAGCAGGCAGTATACTTATAGACTCTGGAAGTATTTTAAATGCTAATGGAACTTCATCCGCGGCAAGTCCACAGCTATTACTTGGTCAAGGAGGCGTTGGATTTTTTAGACCTGACTCAGATGTTATAGCTTTTGCTGTAGATGACACAGAAGTAGGTAGGTTTGCAGATAATAAAGCTTTTATTGTAGGAGAAACTTCAACAGCAAATGTATTAAATGGGTCAGGAACTTATATAGGATCTAATGGTCAATTATACGCATCAACAAATAGTTCATCGGGTCACTTTGTAAATAGAACAGGAGATGGTAATGTATTAGTTTTTCGTTCAGCAGGAAATACTGAAGGTGCAGTTAATATAAGTGGCACAACAGTCTCGTATAACGGTGGTCACTTGTCTCGTTGGTCACAACTTGCTGATGGTTCAAAAGATACAAACATTGTTAAAGGCACTGTAATGACTAACCTTGATAAGATGGCAGTGTGGACACATGCAGCTATTGCTGAAGGGGATGAATTTAAAAACGATATGGGTGAAACTGTAACAGCTACTGATGCTAGAGATAGTTACACTGAAGATAACGAGCAGTTAAACTGTATGGCTGTTTCATCAGTTGAGGGTGATCCAAATGTTGCAGGAGTTTTTGTAAATTGGGATAATGATGATGACTTTAATGATATGAACATAGCAATGACAGGCGATATGGTTATTCGTATTGCTAAAGGTACAACAGTATCTAGGGGTGATTTGCTTATGTCGGCAGGAGATGGAACTGCCAAGCCTCAAGGTGATGATATTGTTCGCAGTAAAACAATAGCAAAAGTAACATCAACAAACGTAAGTCACACATATGACGATGGTTCATATGTTGTTCCTTGCGTACTTATGGCTTGTTAAAGGAGGCTAATATTATGGCAATAACTTATACTTGGACTATTCCCACAGTTGATAGAACTACGGCAACGGGTGGTATTGATTGTATACATTGGAGATGCAGCGCAGTTGATGGCGACCATTCAACATCTGTTTATGGCACAGTAAGTTGTACGCCTGACCCATCTGCTTCTGACTTCATTGCTTACGACAAAGTAACAGAAGCTAATTGCATTGCATGGGCGCAAGCCGATGTAGGTAAAGATGATACTGAGGCTGCACTTGCTGCCAAAATTGCGTTATTAAAAACGCCAACCCAAGCTACGGGGGTGCCGTGGTAATTTAACTAGAAGGAGTTAAGAATGACTGAAGAAAAAAAGGTCATGATTGATGACATAGAATACAAAGAAAGCGAACTATCAGATGAGTCAAAGATTTGCATAAATCATATTGGTTCTTTGGACCAGAAGATTGCATCAGCTCAGTTTAATTTAGCGCAACTGCAAGTGGGTCGAGAAGGTTTTATGAAAATGCTTTCTGATTCATTAGAGCCAAAAGAAGAAGTAGCTGAAAAGGTTAATTAGTGGATAAGCTTCCCAAGGTTTCAATAGGTATTATGGCAGATCATATGATGCAGATTATTAAGCTGCAATCTAGGATAGCTATACTAGAAAAGACTATGGAGTTTTCTAGAAAAGATGCGATGTAGTTATGGACCCATTAACAATTCTTGCTGGTATCAAAACAGGATTAGCTGCTGGTAAATCAGTAGCTGGTTTGTCTAAACAGATTGGTCAATTCTTTGACGCGACTGACCAAGCAAAGAAAACTCTACAGAAAAAAGGTATATCAAGCAAAAGTGCAAATGCTACGGCGTTGGATCGTTGGGCGAAACTCCGACAGGCTGCGGAGGCTGAAGAAGAACTCAAGGAATGGATCACTCAAACCTATGGCAGATCAAAATACCTAGAATTATTAAAGATTCGTAGGGAAGTTTTAGCTGAAAAACGTGAAGCAGAGGCTCAGGCGAGGCGTGATGCACAGGAAAGGGCTGAGTTAGGACTTACTATAGCTTCAATAGTTTTGCTTCTCACAGCGGCTGCTGTTGGCTCTACTGCTTATTTGCATTATATGGGGTGGTTAGACATCTGGGATTATTTACCCTGAAATTAGTTGAAATAAGATATGATAGGTTTGTTGTGTATACAGATGATGGTAAATTAGTTATACAAACAAGTGAAAGGCGAATAGCAAAAGGAATTTGCAATGGTGAAATTAACAGCAAGTGCGATAGATCAGCTGAAGATACTACCTAGACTGGCTTTTCTCTGCCAAATTATTTTAACTTGGAAGGTTTGTCTTTGGTTTATGACGCTCGAAGATCCAACAACTCAACAGAGTGCGTTTGTATCTTTGGTCACTGCAATGCTTAGTGCATCTTTTGCATTATGGCTAGGCAAAGAAGCTAAGACAGATAGGATAAGCGAATGATTGGTATACTTTCAAGCGTAGCAAACTTAGCTACAACATTTATTGACAGCAAAGCAAAGGTCAAAGCTGCTGAAGCTGAAACGAAAATGAAGATTGCTACTGGTGAGATTAGTTGGGAACAAGCTGCTATCGAGGCCAGCGCAGATAGCTGGAAAGATGAGGCTTGGACTCTTTGCTTCATAGCTATTGTTTTGGGTTCATTTGTTCCTTGGTTACAGCCGTATATGAAACAAGGTTTTGAAAATTTGCAAGCTGCTCCGCAGTGGTTTAGTTGGGCTATGTATGCTTCCATAGCTGCAAGCTTTGGAATCCGTACAATGAAAGGTTTTAAGAAATGAGTTTTAAATTAGGCAAAGGAAGTTTAGCAAAGCTTGAAGGTGTTGATGATCGCATGGTTGCAATAGTTAAGTATGCTATTGGTGTTAGCAAACAAGACTTTTCTTGTATTTGTGGTTTAAGAACTATTGAAGAACAAAGAGCATTGGTTGCTAAAGGTGCTTCTAAAACTATGAAGTCTAAGCATTTGGACGGTCATGCTGTAGATCTTATGGCTTACATTAAAGGTGTTGGTGATCGTTGGGAATTAAAACTTTACGATGAGATTGCTGATGCAATGAAGTTAGCAGCTAAAGATATTGGTGTTCCTGTTAGGTGGGGAGCCGCTTGGCACATCAATAATATTGCTGAGTATGATGGCACAATGGAGCAAGCTTTGAATGAATACTGTGATCTTCGAAGGTCTCAAGGTAAGCGTCCATTTATTGATGCGCCTCATTTTGAATTAAGGGTCTAAGCTTTGGTTTAATAATTCGTGACGCTACGTCACTTTCAACGCAATACATTTCTGTACCGTTAACTAAATTATAAAGTTTATCTGTTGCATACTGTGCTTCATAACATGATTCGTAATCATTAAACCAAATCATTGTTGCTGTTTCTTCAGATCTAATTTGATAAACTAAAACTAATGCCGTAAAGAAATCCATTACGAGATTTGCTTCTTAATATTGTGGACAGAAGTTTTGCTTACTCCACAAATAATAGCTGTTGAACCAATACACCAACCTCTTTCCAAGAAGTATACTATGTCTTTGATTTCACTGGCTTTTAGCTTGTCATTGCGCCAACCGTCACCTCTTGTTAGTCCTTTCTTGGTTATCTTTTTTTTCTTTTTGATTGGCGTTCCAAATTTTTTGTTTTGTCTGGCGGCGACTTCTTGCGCTTCGGCAAGCATTGCTTTTGCTAATTCATCTTCTGTCATTTTTATTTTTCCTTGTTAGCTTTTTTTATGAATTCTTCCCATCCTTCGCCTCTTAACCATTCGGGCTTTAGGTAAACTCTTGGTAAGATTTCTTCTAAACAACATGACACAAGTAAATACATAGCTTGCATAGTCATTGCTGCGTTACTTATTTCTAATGACTCAAGAGTAGAATCTTCATCTTCCAATACCTGTTTTATGTACATAAAGTAATCTTCAACAGATGCTTGAATATTTTCTGTATATTCTTCTGAGAATCTTATTGGTTCATTTTTAAGATACTCATGTACTTCATTGCGTATTAATTTTTTTGTTTCTTCTGTTAAACTCATAGTTTAATTATCCTAAGTTACTACAAAAAAAAGGCCGCCCCTTTCGAGGCGGCAAGGTATACGCATGGGTTTGTTTGATTAAACAGGCAGTCACCATGCGGAGAACTATGTTGTTATTAAAATGGTATTTTTTCATTTGGCAAGGATGAATTTGATTTTTGTTGTGGATCAGAGATCTCTATACTCATGTATGGCTTTTCATCTCCAGTCATTCGTATCCAAGATGCAATACGTTTTAACACTGGTGGTGTAGTCCAAGGCATACGTTTATCGTTTGGATTATACATTGTACCAGTGTAAGCAGGTGCGCCTTCTTTTTCATTGTCGTTGGGAAACATTACTCCAACTTTTTCAAAGACTTCGACTAGTTCTTTTTGATCTCGTGTCATTCTTCTAACAAATGCGTAGCGAGAGTCTCGACCTGCAACATTTATATTACCTTGCAATATAAGTTCCATGTCTGCGAATGGTGGAAACAATGCACCATCATTTGTTTTATCATATTCTTTTTCTGCCATGCTTTTGGCTCCTTTTGCTTAATTGTGGTGAGGGGTTCTTGAGGAACCTGCCCCTCGATCAGGTGGAAATACTCAAAGATTCAGGGTCAATGAGTTCCTTCAAGAATTACTAAATTAAGTCTCCTGATTTATTAGGCCATTTAGTTACAACATTCTTTGTCGCTTGACTAACTTCGGTGCTTCGCCCTGACTGCGGCACCGAAGTTCGCGCGACAGCATCATTGCCATCATCATCTTCAGTAGGCAAGTTCAGTAGCGATAGTATGCCGTAACGTCTGGCATAAGTGATCGCACTACCCAAGCCTTGCATATCATTTTTGCCAAGCACCAAAGGTATTTCTGTATGTATTCCATCACCATCAATATGTTTTATTTCTGTTGTGATGCACATACCATGCTCATTGTTAATGCCTCTGTGAAACAGAAAGAATCCATTGTTTTTCAATGGTTCTGTTACAGCATCTATTACATTCTCAAGTGTAGCATAGTTGCTTTTGAAGTGAGGGTTGCGGCCATCACGCTTGATAGGTTGTATTTCGTCGCGAACCTTCATTAGTTTTTCAGTTAAGTTAGATTTTGTCATTGTGTGCAGTTCTCCTTGTTATGCGGATTGCTCCGCGTTTATCACGTTTTAGTCTGACGGTATCACAGAATACTTCTCGTTCGTTATGACCGACCATATTCTTGAGATTCTTTTTCGCTCTGTCATTGACTTGAGCGGCGTTGAGTGTGCTGATAAAGGCATGCGCTTCTGAGACAAACTCGTTGTCTCTTGATGCATCACGCACCACCATCTGATCCAGCAAGATATTTTCTGTGGAGATAGTTTCGGCCTCACGATCAACTGGCCTTTCCTTGTTTTGAACGTGAGTCCAGAATTGTGTGACCAACTCCCACATCTTATTAAGATAGTCTTGGTTGTAAGCAATGTGCAAACACTCCCATTTACTGTTACCAAAAATAACAGACAGGTATGCCCCATCTGCTTTTGCAATGTGACAATATAATTGTATTTGTGGCATGTACTTGGTTAGAACTTTGTCCATATTATAAAAATTATTTGTGTGCTTTGCTTCGATAATATTATTTTCACCTTGGATTGCACCATCTATTGTACCTTTGACTGGTATATTATTGATTGATGCTATGTATTCTTTTTGATGTGCAACAACAGCTTTTGCTTCATGCATTGCAAACCATTTGAGATTAAAGTTTTCAGTATGTTTACCAAGCTGCACAGGAAGATTGCGAAGTAAAGACTCTGGTTCTTTGAGGCCAGTCTTTACTTCCCACAGTTCTTCCCATTCGCCTTCCATGATTTTGACGCAATCACTGCCGCCAATAAAACCTTTGCGTTCCATATAGCTCTCCTTGTCTTCCTGATATAATTAGTTTTTTTTCAGGTTTTTTTGTACTTTACTGCACTTATGCAGTTGATGCAAGCTCTTTGAAGTGTTTTTCCCCATACGCTTGTGCTTCTTCGAGCATCTTTATTTTTTTGTCGGCTGCTTCTTTTGTAAACGCATCATAATATCTACCTTTGAGTTCTGTGCGATACGGCTCTAGCTCTGCTTTGGTTACATAACCATAGTGAACAAGAGCAGCAGCTTCTTTGCCATAGATAAAATGCTCGCCAATCTTTTTGTTTTCTTTGATACGATTGGCTTGTACTCGATAGGTATCTACCTTCCAGTTCTTTGCTCGATCAAAGTCTGGTTGATAAATTTCTTTTGCTGGTCTGCTTAGACTAGCATTCCACATTTGTTTGGTTACTACTTGTGTCAATGATTTAGGTTTCATAGAAGTCCTCCGTTTTTGTGTATTCACCTTTATTGTTTGCAAGTTGTGTTGCACTGCTCCTTGGTCGTGTTCTAAAGAAACCTGTATATTCTGGATAGGTTTCCATAAACTTTCTTGCATACCATGCTCTATGATTGTTGCTTAGTTTGAATGTAGATTTACCATCTACATCTGGCACATCTGTTTCCCAACGAATGCGTTCAAAATC